GCAGCCGGTCGTAGATAATCTCCTGCTGCCACGCGACCTCGCTCGGCTTCACCGTCGGGCGTAACCCAGCCGCATACGCACGCAACTGCGGCGGCAGGCTGTTGTCGGCATCCTCCGCACTCTCATACGGCGTCGGCTGCGCCGGCTGCAGGTTCAGCATCACCTGCTGAATGCTCGGTCCCTGACCCACCGGACGCATCAACCCAGGCACCGGCGGCCACGGACCAGGGCGCTGCCCGAACGTCTGCATCGATGGGTCCAGCAACCCAGCCTGCGGCTGCGGTACCAACCCTGACGGCGCGTCACTCACCGTGCATCTCCAGTCCTCGCAATGTGACGCCACCCCATTCCGTCGCGGTACCGCCACTCAGTGTCGTTGACTTATCAGCCAGCCACGTCGCCCAAACTCTCGCCTGGTCCACATCCGTCAACACAATGTTGACCTCAAACGTCGTCCTGCTTGGAAGCACCCGAACGTGCCACGAATGCAGGCTGCTGACAGACGGCGCGTCACTCATGCCGCATCACTCCGATACGGAGGATGCGCCATCTCCTCCATCCCCTTCTCCACCATGGTCATCAGCGCAAAGAAAACCTGCCGCCCCGTCTCTTCGTCTGCACGAAACCAGTCAGACAGCAACAACCCCAAGACCCCGGCCATAGCCAACATTGCCTCGGACGGATTGCTGCGGGTCCTGGCGCACCTCAACAATCTACCGCTAAGCGCTATCACTCGCTTGTCATCGGCATTGCTATACAGTGCCCTTAGCGCCACCTCGTCGTCCGTCAGATCCTCACTCATCGGCTAATACCTCATCATCCCGCCACCAACCCGCGTCCGCCCGCCGTCGCTATGCCGCAGCGCATTGGCAGGGAACTCCACCACCTGGACCGGCTGTGCATACTTCCGCATCTCCACCAACGCCGCATTCATCTGCCTGACCGCATCACGCAACCCCTCGATAGCCGCCAGCATCGCATCCAGCACCTCATCCGTCCGCCGGTCCGCATACGCCCGCTGCTGCCCGTCCCCGATCCGCTGCAACTCACACTCCCGCTCATACGCACGCCGATCCCGCAAACCCCTGGCGTGCTCGTAGTCAGCCACCGCCTGCTGCTGGTAATGCAGCTCAGCAGCCTGCCGTATGCGCTTCGCCATACGCCGCTGCTCCTGCTCCGCCTTGAACGGGTTGTCGTCCATCATGGCTCACTCCATCCCCGCTATCGCTTCACGTACCGGACGTGCCGAATACAGCGCCGCATCGTTGTATGAACTCACCCCCATCCCCTGCTCAGCCAACGTCAGCAAAAACGCATCCGCCCGGTCAGGAGAATGCAACCCACGCGCACGCATCTGCTCCTTGCGCTCAATCTGAATGCGACCATCGCTCACAAACGTGTACCGCGGTGCCACGAGATCGTCGCGCAGCCGCTCATCACGCGGTATGCGACACGCACGGCTCTCGAACCACTCGCGCCCACGTCCCCACAACTCATCGCGCAGCCGCACATATCGGCCCGTGACTGATGGCGCCTCCGCCACATTCACCGCCAATACCGGCAACCCCTGCTCCATCAACCGGTCCGCCACCCCAGCACCGATCCCGATCGCATCGACGCAGATCAGCTGCGGCCGGTTCATTACCGATAAATCCCACTCGCTCTTGATCGCACCCGCCAACTGCATCGTATCGAACTGGCGCCACTCCCGCGGCATCTCCGTGATGCAATACCCACGGCGTTTGACGAGCACGCTCGCATCATCGCCAAAGCGCGCACAGTCCACACCCCAGATCTCCGGCTTGGTGAGATCCAGCGGGATATCCCGCGCCATCGCCTGGTCAACCAATTCCGCACTGATGAACGTGTCCGCGTCAGCCGATGGAAACTCACCCAGCACACGGATGCGAAACGCGTTGCTGTCCATGCCATAGCGTGTCGCAATCTCGTCAGTGAACTGCCGCGTCACCCGCGGGCTGTCGATGCCACTGACACGCAGCGTAAACCACCGGTCACGCTCCATCATGTGCGTGCGCCAGAAGAAGCCAGAGGAGCGCGTCGGATTGCCAATGAGGATGGTCGTAGCACCGGCCGATGACATGCTGCCGGCCGCTGCCTCGAACACCGGTTCCGGTATGCCCGACGCCTCATCGCACACCAGCAGCACCGATGTGCTGTGCACGCCTTGCATCGCCTCAGGCTGCTCAGGGCGTGATGTGCGTGCGGTGACGAAGCTCTCCGGATCGGACTTGAGCCGCATATGATCCGACGTGATATCCCAGAGCTTCTGCCACGGCTCGGGCAGCGTCTTGTGCCACTTCAGCAGCTCAGGCCACAGCACGTCGAACAGTTGCGGCGAGGTGGGCGCTGTAGCGACTACCTTGAACGGCGCCCGCGTGTTGCCGAACCAGATCATCGACCAGGCGGCGAATGCGGTCTTGCCGCTGCCATGGCCTGAGCGAATGCTGATCCGTGTGTGACCACGTCCCAGCGCCCGCAGCGCCTCGATCTGCCACGGATCTGGTTCGGCATGCAGCACCTCTCGCACGAACGCAATCGGCGCCCGGCCGTATCTGCTCATCGCTGTGGCGAACGGGTTGGTGCTGTCGCCAATGGCCTTTGCCCAGTCGAACGCATTGACGGGTTCGGTGTCGGGATGCTCGAGCGTCAGCGTCATGACACGGTGGCCACCAGGATGAGCACGATGGTGGCGATGACGCCGAGCAGCATGACTTCGGTGCCTATGTGCATGGCGAACACGCGGGAATGGTCATTATCACGTATAGACACTTGTGGTTCGTCAACGGCTTAGCCATTTGGTTTCATCCGCAACGAGTGCAGACACAAGATGTTGTGTCAGCATCGCGGCAACTCTAAGCGGTATCGCGTTTGCTTAATCCCAAGCGCCGGATCACCGCGCCAGTGGGCATTCACGATCTCCACCATGCCATTGCGGACCCGGAGATAGGCGCGGCAAAAATGCAGCGCACGCGCGCCGGTCAACCTGCCCTCTACCTCCCGGCTGTCCACCTTTGGCGGACCAACTTCCAGCACCACCTCATGCCAAGCCTGCAAGGGATACTTGCCTACCATGTGATGCATGGCCGCAAGCTTGCGTTGCAGGCCAGCGTGCGGCAGACGTGTCCTACGGCCAATAATCCTCGGCGTATTTATCAATGCCAGCGCCGCATAGATGCCGGCCTGACGGTGGCGGTACAGAATCCAATCGTCTTTGTCACGCTGCGCCGCTACAGCGCTCCGTCCGTCTTCCCTAGCAACGCCATCCAACGCAGCGGCATCACGCAAGCGCAGCTTGCCGACGAACGTCAGATGCGGGCCGTAGTGCGGCGGTCCGCCGAGCGCATACGTCTCCGCAGTCAACCTGTCGTCACTCTCAATCAGCATAACGCCGTCACGTGCCGCAAGCGGCGGTTCTTCCTTGTGGCGAGGATCTGGTCCGAAGAACTGCGGATCGTGCCAATCGATGACGGTGACGGGTGATGGCAAGAAGGCCAGACGGCGTTGCGGCAAACGTGTATCGTAGAGGCTCTGGCTAAGCGCATCCATCACCTCACGGACCGCGGTCATTTCAAAGCAGTGTGCCTCGAGTATACGGCGCGCCTTACCTTTCGGATCGAATAGCTGTCGGTCTTTCACGGGCTTGCAAAGCTCATTCGCGATAGTCTGCGCACATGGTGTCATCACTCAACCGCCGGCGCCATGAGGTCGCGTGGCGCTTCGGATTGCGACTGCGGTTCAACATCGACAACGCGCCCGGCGTTTGCGTCGGACCATTGCTTGGCAGCGATGAGATGCAGGAACGTCAGCGTGGCAACGGGATTATCGGAAGTCACCGCCTGCACCGGCTTGCCGAAACCACGATCCAGCACTTCTTTCGCTGCCGCGAACTGGATGCGCTCGTCTTTGCTGTCGAGCAGTTTCTCCAGCACCTGACAGGCTTTTTCGCCGTGCTTTTGGCAGATCGCTGTGACATCGACGGTGTATTTTGGCCTGCCGCTTGGATTTCCGCTGACGCCAGGAACAAAGCCTTTGCCGGTTATTCCACCGAGTTTGTTGTTTGGCGTTGAACGCAACGTTAGCGACATTTCTTCGAGTCCAGTCTCAGGGTTGCATCTTATGTCGTTGAGCGCGGGTCATCTGGTTTCGAGCGACGCCTTTTGTGGTTGGTTTGAGTGTGCCTTTTTTCAGATCGCCGGCTTTCTGCAGCGAGGCGACGGCGATTGGGTAGGCGGAGGATTTCTTGACGCCGCGCCGTCTAATTCTTGACACCGCCTTATCCAGCAAGCTCGTGGGTTTTCCTGGTCCTGGCATGTTCATTCTCCTGGCTTTCGTCTTGCTGCCTCGGCGCGCTGGCGTGCCTCGTCCAGTGCGTCCTGGAATTCGTGCTCATCGGCATGACAGGCTCTGCACAACACCATCAGGTCTTCGTCCAACTCACAGCCACGCCGGACGTAGGTGAGGTGGTGAACGTCGAGATGCTCGGCTGAGCCGCAGTAGAAGCATCGATCCTGCGCGTCGGCCAAAGCTTGGCGGCGGCGAGTTTCCCAGTGGGCGGTTTTGAGGTATTTCCAGTATGGCATTTGGCGCAGATCGTCGGGATGTTCGCCGCTCTCGGATAAGCGCCCCTCGCGGCCGACGAGACGGCGCGCTGAAGCTTGGTCGCGCCAAAGTTGCTGGTAGTCATGGGAGCCAAGGAAGCTAGGCCTTGGTCCGAAGAGTTCGAGTATCAGAACCCCGATGGGATCATCGCTCATGGCGTGATGCCGATGCCGGCCTGCCTGCGCATGTCGGCGAGATGTGATCCGGTGAGGTAGCAGGCCTTGGCAGGCGGCCGCTTGGCGACGGATGCGACCTGCACGTCTCGCGTGTGGTTGTGCTCTCGGCGCTTGGGCGCTGCGGTGTCGGCGATCCGCAGACTTTCAGC